AATGGTTAATTACTATATTGGCACACGAAATGTGTCATCAATATCAATGGGATGTAGCTGGCTTAGGGCGAATGCAACAAGGATTAGAACCTATTATGAGCCATGGTCCCAGCTTCTTTGCACACAGAGATAGATTAATAACACATAGCATTCCATTAAAACGCTCACCTAATCTAGTTAATTGGTTTAAATTTCAAAATTTATTTAAATCGTAATTAGCATAAATACTCATTATGCGCGAATTCATTACTCTTATCCAAACTCTATCCGAAGCTAAATCTGCACCTTCTCTTGTTCCCGGTGAACTTAATAAGGATGAGAGAAGATTTACGACGTTTATAGATTATATAAAAAATAGAAAACCGTTTACCACGTTGGCAGGTGATGAAGTAATTATTGATCCACGCGAAGCCAAGCGTTTTCAAGGTCTGTACGATACCAATATGTTCCGTGGTCAATTGAAGGCCAGAACAACAACCGGTGAAGAGATATCATTGAATCAACTAGCCAAAACAAGCGCATTTGGCGGCGCAGCAAAAGCTGCAGGTGAATCGGAAATGTCTGCCGGTAAAGAAGCACTATTGGTTAAGCCTGGCCAAATAGGTATTTGTGATAGAGATATCCCTGCCTCAGATTTTTATGATGAAATCGTAAATAACCCAGTATTGAACAGCACCGATTACGGAAAGGTAATCATTCAGCTAGCGGAGTACATTAGAGCCGGCGAATATGTCATGGTACCACCTGAATATCAACAGAAGGACAACGAAAAAGTTCTGAAAGCAATTATTGATTATGGCGGCGAGTATTTGGGAGTGCTGGCATTACTTTATAACCGAAGTAGATTTCCTAAAAGAGCAGAGTTCACTAAATGGATGGGTGGTAATTTGAGTGATTTAGTATTGAATTTTCCCGGATCAGCAAATAATAACATTGCTGATAGTTATGCTAACATTAGAAATTCAACTAATGAACACACACTAAACATTAGCAGTAAAGGCACCGGAGGTGGCGCTGCGCCGGCTGTATCTGGATTACAGGTTCCTGAACATATCAGTGCTAATCCAAAATACTCTACCGCGGTGGAATTCATTAATCTATGTAAAGAGCCAGGCACTATTGCACAGGCATTCAAAGCACTAGATATAATCTTCAAGTCCAATCCAAAATCTATAGATAAGAAATGGCATTCATTTTTACCATTCTCCACAAAACACCCCAACATTGAATGGTTGGCTAAAGAAAGCTTGAATGCTAAAAAGAATCGGGTAGACAGCCCATTGCCCAAAGAATATAGGCCTCTATACGGCGATATTAAAAGTGATGCTAGTGAGGGCGGAAAACTAATATATGCTGTTAAAAAAGAAGTGTTGAGGGCCATTAATGACCATGACGCTATTCCAGCTTTTAAAGATGTGGTACTAGACTTGTTAGAAATGAATTTTATTCAGCAATATGCTGATTACAAAAAGGGAGAGATAACATTTGCTACCCAATGGCCAGCTAAGCTAGACGGGCAGATTAGTGTTGAGAGTAAATCAAGTGCGAAAGATCCTAGTTCTGGTGGGTTTAGCTTTAAATTGGGAAGAAGCGATAGCAGTGTTAGCCATGAACCCAATGAACCATATATAGACGGTGAGGATTACACCATCAATGAACCTGCTGACTTAGCCGCAGCAGCGCAGGATATAGTTAATCCCACACGAAAAGCTAAAGAAACTGAAGTTCGTAAAAAGAGAAAATAAGTTCCAATACTAGTTGACATTATCGCGTTTATGCGTTATAATGTTGAAACTTTTATAAGGAAATATATGAACTTAGTGCCAATGGTATTGGAGCAAACTAGTCGTGGCGAGCGTAGCTATGACATCTATAGCCGTCTTTTGCGGGATCGGGTTATTCTCTTAGAAGGAGAAGTGCATGACCAAATGGCTAATCTAATCGTTGCACAATTGCTTTATTTGGAAAGCGAAGGGGAGAAAACTATTAGTGTCTACATTAATAGCCCGGGTGGTAGTGTGACAGCTGGAATGGCAATTTACGATTGTATGCAATTTGTAAATTGTGATGTGCAAACGATTGTTATGGGTCAAGCCTGTTCGATGGGGTCATTACTCGCAACCGCCGGATCTCCCGGTAAGAGAAAGATACTGCCAAATGCTCGGCATATGTGTCACCAACCCAGTGGCGGGGCACGTGGTCAAGCCACAGACATGGAAATTCAAGTTAAAGAAATTCTTACTATGAAGAAGAACTTGACTGAAATATATGTCCATCACAACTCTAAGGGAAAGACGTTTGATGAGTTTGCTACTATGATGGAACGTGATACATTTATGTCCGCCCAAGAATCGTTGGATTGGGGATTGGCTGACGAAATCATTGTCAAGCGTAGCTGAACAATAGGAACTTACTATGCCCTGGATCGAGAATTGTTCCGCGGATGATATTCCCAAAGGCCTGCATCATGCTGCCGGGATTAACAGTATGCTTATTCAAATTATGGATCCGGCAAGTAGGTTTCCTATTCCCAAACATCAGTTTAAAGAATCACACTTTTTTCGATTTCTTGATATTGAACGGGATGATCACTGCTTTGATGAAGAATGCCGAGTAAGTGACACACAAGCCCGCGACTTAGTATGCCTGTTACAACGGGCATTTGTAAAACGAATGAATGTTGTGGTACATTGTTTTGCGGGTATGTGTCGATCTGGGGCAGTGGTTGAAGTTGGGGTGATGCTTGGCTTTACTGCTGTTGAGAAATTTAGATTGCCCAATCTGTTAGTAAAACACAAGATGATGGCTGTATTAAATTTGCCCTTTGACGAGAACGAAAAGACTGATGCCGATGCCTGGCGCCAAATGCTAGGTTGACAATAATTACAACTTCTGCTATAATACTTATATTGTAGATAAGGAGCTGGACATGAATTTCACGCTGATTACCCCGACTGGTCAAGTCTACACTTTTTACATTCGGGAAACAGCCGAATGCTATCAGCAAGCATACGGTGGAACATTGATAATGGCCAACATTGTTGACACCGTGGAAATAAGCTAAAATAACGGTTGACAATAAATCAGCCCTATGCTATAATAGATACTTAGACAGTTAAACAACGGAGTTGATATGGGTACGCGATCAGTTATCGGTGTGATGATGGGCGACGTTTGTAAGGCAGTATACTGCCATTGGGACGGGTATATCTCTCACAACGGCGTGCTTTTGCATCGTTTCTATGACTCGGTGAAGGCCAATCAACTAATCGCAATGGGCAATATCTCTAGTTTGGGTGTTGAAATTGGCGATAAGCACGAATTTAGCTCACGTGTCCCCAAGTTTGGTGAGTCTGGATTCAATGCGTATTGCACTTTCTATAACCGTGATCGCGACGAGGATGCTGAGTTTACTACATTGACCTCTTGGGAAGATTTTGTTGACTTCTTCACCAATGATAGCGGCGCTGAATACGCATATATTATGCGTGACGGTGTTTGGTATACTTGTAATTCTAAGGATACTCAATTGGTTTTGCTGTCTGACGCTATCGTCGCTGAGCAAATGACGGAGGCTTGCTAATGAAGATACCCACTGTGGGCAGTATGGTTGAGGTTAAGACTCGTTATAGTCAGGGTCCGCGTATGATTCCTCCCCAACCTGATTATAATGTCTATGAGGGTAAGGTTCTGCCATCGTATAAATGGCTGAATGATAGGCAGTTTTGTCTATCAGGAAATGCTGCTTGGCCCATCCGTGTTATAAATATGGATTATGTCGATGACATTTCTATACTGTCAGGCAGCTTTAAGGAAGTTGATACCGGTACTAGGGTTATAGAAGTTGCCGGTAGCAAAGGTAGCAAGTATGTTGTTACAAGTGACAGCAAGGGATGGACTTGCACCTGTACAGGATTTCAGTTTCGCAAGCAATGCAAGCACATATCAGAATTAAGTAAGGCGTAAATATGAGCCCGGAAATAGATAATATACTGTGTGAAAAGTATCCCAAGATTTTTGTCAATCGCAATAGTGATGTAAAAGAATCCTGCATGGCTTGGGGTTTTGAGCACTCCGATGGTTGGTTCAACATTATTGATAAACTGTGCGGCAACATTCAATCCCATATTGACTGGAGTAGGAAAGAACGCGGACGAGCGTTGAGATTTAATCGAGCACTAAAGCGAGCCATTGCTGGAGATCGTACCAGCATCACTAATTTCTATTTTGACAAACGAGAAGTTCCGGCCGATCACTGGATTAGTGACCGCATCAACCAACAAATTCAAGATGCTGCGTACAGAAAAGTTCCCGAGGTTGTTCAGCAGGTGGTGGCCGACCAAGTAAAAGAAAAATTCGGGACCCTAAGGTTCTATTACACAGGTGGGGATGAGTACGTAGCTGGCTTAGTGGCTATGGCAGAATCAATGTCCGGCGTTACTTGTGAGATGTGCGGCACTTTGGGTAAAAAGCAAGGCGGTAGTTGGATCAAGACCTTGTGTGAACAACACCTAAAGAAAGATACCTGATATAGGTTTCACCATATTATGAGAAGTGTAATAAAAGAACTATTGATTATCTGCACCTGTTTGGCAATAGGATATGCCATATCTCATTACTTCCTACAACACTATCGCCCCACAGTAAATAATTGTGATGAGGTTCAGGATCCTACATTAAAATCCCAGTGTCAAGGTTGACAGTATAGCAAGGCTATGATATAATATATCTTTACGAAAGTAGTTATGAAAATAGCACTGGCCAGTGATTTACATTTGGAATTTGGAGATATCATTCTCACTAATAGTGACGGGGCAGATGTCCTCATCCTATCAGGTGATATATTGATTGCTGAGGATCTGCACGATCATCCCGTCCCTACTACTGAACCATCTATTAAGTTGGGCCAGCGCCAAGAAGCAGCCTATCGTTACCGTGACTTTTTAAAGCGTTGTAGCGAACAGTTTCCTCACGTGATTTATATTGCCGGCAACCACGAGTTTTATCATGGTAAGTGGCCAGGCAGTATGAAGACTCTGCGTGATGAGTGCGCCGAATTCTCAAATGT